TTATTTAACAATTTACAGTTCAAATTATTGTTATAGAAGTAAATCTAATTATAACTATTTAATTCATCCTGATGGATTAGTTTATCCAATTAATATTTATGAATCTATTGGTTTAACAGAAGAGGAATTTATAGAAAAAAGAAAAGCAGATTATAATCTAAATAGTATGTCTAATGTTCAAAATCAAGAACCTGTTTCTGAACCTGTTAATAATTTTACATATTTTAATAATACAACTTATGATACTGATGATGTATTAAATCAAAAATATAATACAACTTCTAATACTGATGATGTATTAAATCAAAAATATAAAAATACTACAACAGATTATTATGATTTTAATGAAAATTATACATATGATTGGAATAGTAATTACAATCTTGATTGGAATATTAATAATTCTAAAAAAAATACATCTGCATATTCTCATTTAAAATTTGATGAAAATAAAGAAATTTTATATTTTGATTCTATGGAAAAAGCTGGTGAATATTGTTTTAAAAATAAATATTCATCATTAAATAATAATATATGTTTTAATAATAAATTTTATAATGCTTCTACATATTTAGATTATGTATTATTCTTTGGAAATAGTTATGATAATAATCAATCAGTATTTACTTATTATCCACCTGTTAATTAAAAAATAATTATTTTATTTATTTTTTTTTATCTTTTTTATCATTGCAACCAAAACAATTTTTGATACATTCTATAAAATTATCCCAAGTACTTTTTGTATGATAACAACAACAATTACATATTTTACTACAACCTACGGAACAATCATTACAACCTTCTTTTGCTTTTCTATTAACTTCATTTGATTCTTTTTGTTTTTCTTCAAATCTTTTTCTATCTTCTTCTTCTTTTTCTTTTAATTTCATAGATTTTAATTTATTTATATTTTCCATATTATTTTTAATATCATCATTATCTTTAACACGAGTACAACAATTTAAAAATCTATTTTTATTTACTTTATTATCATCTTCTACAATTACAAATTCTTCTATTTGTGATTTTTTCTTTTTTGGTGAAACTACACGTTGTGTTTTATTTTTAGATGGTGAAATCATTATATTTAATAAATAAGATTTTAAATTTTTTATATAAACTAATTATATGATTATAATTCAAATTATAACTTTTATAATTTTTATCAATATTTTATTATATAGATTTATTATTAATAAATTTAATATTAAAATTACTAATTATAAATACAGATATTTATTATCTATTATATCTTATATTATATTAACATTATTACTAAAATTATATATTATTCCTAATTGTACTATAAAAAATTGTAGTTATTATATTACATTATATGGTATAATGTTATATTTAATATATAATTTATATTATTTATATAATAATAAAGATTATACTATTAAAATTGCTTTTATAGATATAGTAATGAATTTATTATTAATATATTTGACTACAATTATTCTATATTTTGTTTAAAAACTAATAAATTTAAATTGATGTTTTTCTTTTATATTATATAATTTATTAGTATTTTCTAAAAATTCTAATATAAATTTAATATTTTTAACAGGATTCCAATTTAATAATGAATCATCAAAATCGTCAATAATATTATAATTGTTTTCTTTTTGATATAAATTTAAACATTCATAAAAATATTTTTTAATATGTATTTCTTCATTTTTATACAATAATTGTAAATTATTAGAAATTTTTTCTGAAATATCTTCATTAAATAGTTTATTTAAATAATAATTTAATTCATAATTATTAATTTTAATTTTTTCTAAATTATTTAAAATACTAATTTTCGGCTGTGAAAATGGATAACTTGAAGTAATATTTATTTTTAATATACCATGTGTAGTATTAAAATTAAACTTCATTTTTTTTTCATCTAAATAATAACAATAATTTTCAATATTTTGTAATTCTTTTTGAATACGACGATTAAACATTTAAATTAGTTAAAAAAAAATCATTTATTAAATATGGATATTAACTTATCTAATCAAGATATTTTTAAATTCATTTTATTTTATTGGTCAATTACTTTTTCATATCAAAAGTTTGGATATTTTTTAACAAAAATATTTATATTTTATACTTTTATTTTTACTTTTTTAATGTGGGAAATGAGTTGGAGTATAAATCCAAATTTTTGTATTTATTGGTGTAATAATAGTAAAAAATCATTATCATATTATGAAAGAGCTATATCTTGCAAAATTGATACAAAAAATATAACTAAACCAAATATATTACATGCTATATCTAATTCAGCTAGTGATGTATTTTTAATGATAATTATATTTTTTATATCAATTAAATATATTCCTTATGCTTTTACTAAAAATGTATCATATAAAGAACAATTCAAATTTTTATTAATGTGTGTTATTTTAGGAATTAGTCAAAATTCACTACTTGATGCTATAAATTTTTTCCCAAAACAATGTTGTTATGATCATATTAATAATATATGTCCTATGCCATATAGTTTAATTGGATGTCAAAATTGTGATAATAATGCTACTATTTGTTTATCAACAAATATTAATTGGATAATAACACCTATTTTTATTTATTATGTTTCTAGATTTTATTTATTAAACAGCCATAGGAACTTTTAAATTATCATCTTGTTCGTGATATTTATATCCAATTAATTTTAAATCACTATATTCAAAGTCAGTAATTTTCTTTTTTTTTGTTTTAACTAATAATTTAGGATAAGGTTTAGGTTCTTTTTTTAACATAGTTTTAACAGCATTTAATTGATTTTTATAAATATGAGTTTCATTATATTGATGAACTAAATATCCTGGTGTTAAATCTATATCTTCTAAATTACAAATTAAATTAACAAGAATAGCACCTGATACAGTATTCCAATTACCAGCTAAATATAAATCAGAACTACGATTCATCATAAATAAATTTAATTTTTTATTTTTTGTATCAACATTAAACTGATAATACATTAAACAAGGAGGTAATGATGATATTTTTAATGTATTAGGATTCCATAAATCAATAATAATTCTTCTACTGTCAGGTTCATTTTTAATTAAATTAATAACATATTCTAATTGATCAAAACCTGGTTTTTTTATAGAATAATCTGTTTTACAATTATGATATTTAGCACCAAAATACCTTAAATTAAAACCATAAGTAGCACCTAAATCATTTTCAGGTAAATGCACTAAATCTTGTTTATCTAAAAATTCACGTGTTGTATTTCCATCCCATACATTTACCCCTTTTGAATTTAATATACTATTATCTGTTTGACCTCGTAATAGAAACATTAATTCTTCAAAAATACCTTTTAGAAAACCTCTTTTATAAGTTTGTATTGGAAATGTATCAGATAAATCAAAATGTAAATTTTTTGGAGCAAAAAGATTATATGTTCCTACTTTTGTTCTATCTGTTTTTTCTATTCCATTTTCTAAAATATTATTTAATAAATGATAATATTGTAATTCTTCATTATTTCTCCAAGTATTAGATAAATATTTATCACAATCACCTGGTTTTGTATTGTAAGCTATTTGATTATTTAAAGTTTTATCAATACTAATATTTTCACTAATTTCAGAAATATTATTTTTATTTTGATATACTAAATATCTAAAATGTTGATTATTTTCTTCTTTAAAATTAGATAACTTAATTAACTTAAATAAATCTTCATCAAAATCAGGAAAATAACTATCGCATTTTATATTTTGATATAATTCAGTTATATATAATTTATCTACTAATTCTGTATATGATTTTAAAACATCATTATATACACGTTCACCACCAATTACAAAAATATTTTTTATATTTTCTTTTTCTGTTAAATGATTAATTGAATCATCAATACTATTTGTTATGTAATCACATTTATCATAATTATCAAATTTATTTTTTTTACTTGTTAAAACAACATTATATCTATCTTTTAATGGTGTTGATTTTGATGGTAAAGATAACCATGTATTTTTACCCATAATTACAGCATTTTTTTCTTCAGGTAAATCAGTACTACAAGTTATTTTTTTAAAATGTGTTAAATCAGATTTTAATAACCAAGGTATTTTATTATTTAAACCAATACCTTTATTAGAAGAATGACAAACAATTAAATTAATAAATTTAGACATTTATTTATAATATATAGATAAATCAATTTTAAATTATATTTATAAATATATTATAAATGGAATCTGATCTTTCATATTCAATGTATGTTGATAAAAATATATCGAATACTGATATATTACCTAAAACTAACGAAATATGGGTTGATGATAAAAAAGCAAAAAACTGTTTTAAATGTAAACATATATTTACTATGTTTAAAAGAAAACATCATTGTAGAGGATGTGGTCATGTTTTTTGTTATGAGTGTAGTAATAAATATATTAATACTGATTCATTAAATAAATATAATATAATTGATAAAGAATTATTTATTAAAGAAGATTATACTATTAAATATAATAATCATAGAGTTTGTAAAAATTGTTATAAATTATTTAATAACTTAAGATTAATTAGTTCAAAAATTAAAGTTTTAGAATTATTATCTATTAATATTTTAAATATTTATAAATTTAAAGGAGTATCTAAATTATGGAATAAAGCTTCTATTATTTATTTATCTAAATTTAGAGATTTACAATATATTTTACCTTCAAAAAAATTAACAAAATTAGAATTACATATGTTACATAATAACATTCATTTAATAGGAAAACATAATAAATTGTTAACATTATATATTAAAAGTATTGATTGGAATAATACATCAGAAGATAAAATTAATAAATTTTTAAAAAATATTGAAAAAGAATCTATATCTTGTTGGAAATTAATGTGTGGAAGATGTTGTAAAAAACAATTTACTACTTCAGATATATTAGATATTATTTATAATGTAACTAATTTTCATATAAGAAACTATTTTATAAAAAAACTAGATTTAACAATAGAACAATTAGATAATTATTTACCCTTTTTAATAAAATGTTCAACACAAGATGATATATTAATTGATTACTTAATTGAAAAATGTAGTAATAATTTAAAATTAAGAATTTTATTATTTAGTTATATAGTAATTTCTATAAAACAAAATCCAAATAATAATTTATATAAATTATTTTTACAAAAATATAAAGATTATTTAATTAAAAATTATGAAGAAAATATATATTTAGATATTAAAAATACATTTCATTTTTTACAATTATTTTGTAATTTATCTGTTAATAATTATAAAAAATTATTAGAAGAAATCAATAGTTTTTTAGAAAATAATATTATTAATGTTCCACCAAATTTTAAAGATAGACTAATTAAAATAGATAATAAAATTGAAATTAAAAATAGTTTTACTAAACCAATTATATTTAAATGTTATTGTTATAACAAAGAAAATGATATTTATTACTATAAAAAATTAATGTATAAAAATGAAGACGTAAGAATTGATAGTATTATTGTAAGAATAATAAAAGAGATGAAAAATATTTTACAAGATAATAATATTAATTTACCATTAATTATTTATGATATAATTCCTATAACTATGAATAGTGGTATAATTGAAATTGTTGAAAATAGTGATTCTATTTATGATATTAGAAAAACTAAACTTACATTACAAAATTATATACTTGAAATGAATTCAAATGAAACTATAGAAATTATTCGTGAACGTTTTATAAAAAGTACAGCTAATTATTGTATTATAAGTTATTTATTAGGTATAGGTGATAGACATTTAGATAATATTATGGTTACTAATAAAGGTGAATTATTTCATATTGATTATACATATTGTTTAGGTCAAGATACAAAAATGTTTGCTCCTGAAATTCGTTTAACATATGATATGATTGATACTATTGGTGGTGAAAATAGTAAAAATTTTAATGTTTTCAAAAATTATTGTAATACAATATTCAAAACATTAAGAAGTAATCATCATATTATTATGTTATTATTATATTCATTAGTTGAAAATGATAATATATATAATATGGAAATGATAGAACAACTTATTTTAAAAAGATTTGTTCCATCTGAATTAGAACAAAATGCTGAAATACAATTAATTACAACATTAGAAAATGGTAAAGATTCATATCATTTTATAGATTTTTTACATTATCATTCTAAAGAACAAACAGTATCTAATACATTTTATAATTTAGTTGATACAACAACATATTATTTTAGAAACTTTTTTAGATAATTTAATAAAATTGATTTTTTTTTTTAAATACAAAATGACATCAACAGTCACAACTATTGAAATTGATAACATGATTAAAGAAAATAATAATATTATTCCAAAATTATTTCAAAAATATTGTTTTGGAAAAGAAACAAATTCTGTTCAAATTATATCACATTTATTAGATAATCATATTCCAAAAGTTTATTTAGATGAAAACAATGAATTAATTTTACCATTTTATGTTTCAAGAGAAATTAATAAATTAGCATATCATCCATTTGTTCACGAAGTAGCTTATCAAGCTTTTGCTTTATATTTAAATGAAAATACAGATTGGAATGATGATAAATTTAAACTATATGAAAGAAGACTTCAAATTTTTATAATTGTTACTAAACATTTTATGAATGTTTTAAATGAAATTAAATATGTAAATGGTTATTCACGAACTGCTATTCAAGAAATTTCATTACATTTTTATAAAGATAAATTTCAATATTATCCTGATTATTTTCAAGAATTTGTAAAAGAACATATTTTAGATAAGTATGATTTAATTGAAGCACAAAAAAATATTAAAAATTCTATTGATTTGGGTAGAATACCTCCAAAAGTTTCTGATTTTAAGTTATATACAAATAATTTAATTGAATACAATAAATAAATATATATATATAATATATATGACTGATTATAAAAAAAAATATTTACAATCAAAAAAACAATATATAAAACAAAAAGCTGGTATGTATAATAAGTCAATTCGTACAAGTGATGATGTTAGACGAGAAAATATTTTTTTAGAAAATCAAATAAAAGAATTAAAAAACAATAATATAATCTTAAATAAACAATTAAATGATTGTAAAAATGATATTCATACTTTAACAAATAATTTAAGACAACTTGAAGAACAAGTTCAAAAAAGATTAGAACAATATTTAACACATTATACAAAATAAAATTTATTTTTTTTTATTTTATAAATATATAATGACTAACTTTAAAAATAAATATTTAAAATATAAGTTAAAATATTTAAAAATTCAAGGTGGTATGTATGACTATAGAGAAAAATCACCTTCACCTTCACGTTCACCTTCACCTTCACCTTCACGTTCATCTTCATCTTTATCTTCAACAACTCAATCTAATTCAACTGAATCTCGTCAAGTTCTTTATGGTTCATTTGATCCAAATGTTCGAGGAACAGCAATATTCGGACATGAACGCGATTGTGTCGCAGGTTCATTCTTTTGTGGTAAATTTATATATTATGATGCATATAATGATTATTTACACCGTTCACAAGGTATTGGTTTAAATGATTATCAAATAGTAGAACTAATAAGCCAAAGATATCCAACTGCTCAACTTTCAAATTATGAAAATATAAATATACAAAATTTAGACAATTTATTTAATCAAATGCCATCTGGTGTAATAGTTCCAATTTTATTAACAGCACGAACAGGAGAAGGACATATGGTTTTATTTGGTAAAAATAAAGATGGTCATATATTTTTAAAAGATCAACAAGTTAATCATCTTACACAATATAATAATAGTACTCAATTGGCAGGGTTTGAGCATGATCCTTCATTATTTATAGGTCCTGATAATATTACGTCATACTTGAATCAAGGTAATTTCCATCAATTTAGAGTTATTTTTCATGAAGAAATAAGTGATTTACAAATTCTTATTCGTAATATGCAATTATAAAGTTTTAATTTATATTATTATTATGAATGATAATTCAATTTTAACTAATATTAAAGAAATAATAAATACTAATATTGACAAAAGAATAGACTATGATACTTATTTTATGTCTATTGCTTTATTAATTTCTTCTAGAAGTCCTAGTGAAAAATTAAAAGTTGGTTCAATTATTGTAAATAATAATAGAATATTAAGTAGTGGTTATAATGGTTTTCCTGAAAAAACACCACATGTAAGTATTCATCGTGATAATCATGAAATAAATACTATTCATTCAGAAATAAATTCTATTTGTGATGCTGCTAAAAGAGGTATTAATATAAATAATAGTACTATTTATATAACACATTATCCTTGTTTAAATTGTACTAAATCTATAATATCAGCAGGAATAAAAAAAATAATATATTTAGATGATTATAAAAATGATGATGTTGTTTCTACTTTATTATTAAATTCAGGAATACAAATTATTAAAATTTAAAATTGATTTATTTTCTAAATAAATAAATGAAAGATAAAGATTCTAAAAAAATTATTTGGTGGTGTTTACATAAAGATTGTATTTATACTTCAAAAGAATGTTTTAATACTAAACTAGATTTATTAGATCATTGTAGAAAGTGTCATTAAATAAAATATAGTTATAAACATAATAATTAATAAATAAAATATAAATTGATAAAATTTATTTATTTTTGATTCAATATTAGATATATTAGTATTATCTATTTTTGAACAAATTATACATTTTTTTTTTATTTTATACCATTCTTTTATACAACTAAAATGATATTTTAATTTACATTTACATTTAGATTGATAATAAAATATATATATATTATCTAAACAAATTGAACATTTATACATTCATTAATTATATAAAGATAAATCATTTTAAATAATATAATATGAGTATATTTAATAACTATTATCGTTTTACTACATTTGGTGAAAGTCATTCACAAAGTGTCGGTGTAGTAATCGATACACCTAAACCAAATTTTAATTTAAATTTAGATTTAATTCAACATCAATTAAATAGAAGAAGACCTGGACAAAGCAATATTACCACACCTAGAGATGAAAAAGATAAATTAATTGTATTATCTGGATTAGAAAATAATATAACATTAGGTTCTCCTTTATGTATTATTGTTAATAATTTAAATGTAAAAAAAGAAGATTACGTTTTTAATGAATCTTGTTATATACCAAGACCATCACACGCTGATTATACAAATTTGAAAGCCATTGTCAATCTTGGATACTTTTTGAAACTTGTTGCGCGATGTAATAATCCACCATCAAATATGGTTAACCTACCAGGTTTAGAAATAACACCTTTTATTTCTTCGTCAATTAAGAATTGTGTTTCTCCCCCTTCATTTAGATTCACCTTTGGATTCAAGTAATACAAACATGTAACTGTATTTTTACCATCTATGTGGAATGACGGATTTTCATTTGGTATAAACAGATTTAAATACACTCTATAAAGATTCATGTTTTTTAATGATTCATTTTTTTCGTAAATTTTGGTAAGTAGGTTATCCAACATACTATTAAAGACGAGACTCATAATAGCACCTGATTTTATGAGTTTAGTGAAATCACATACAACACCAGTAGGTTCTGTGTCTGGACTGTCTCTTTCACCGTATGCAAATGGGCAGTTGCGTAACAAAATATTTCTATATTTTTCATTTTCTTCGTCTGTCAGAATATTATCATGTACAATTATTCCTTCCATTAAAATAAGATATGAATATTACTTTAAATACTTTATATCTACCTCAATACTTGGATACACTTTAGATCCAAACTTCACGCGACCAGTCTTTGGGTTGTAGTACCCCTCGTGACTTATATTATGAAATATAATGTACACGCAAGTAGTGGTGGTGGTCGTAGTTCTGCTCGTGAAACAATCGGTCGTGTTATAGCAGGTAGTATTGCAGAACAATTTATGAATGATTATAATATAAGTGTAGTTGCTTTTGTTTCACAAGTTGGAAGTATTAAATTAGAAAATATACCTAATAATTTAACACGAGATTTAGTAGATAATTATATTACACGTTGTCCAGATAAATTATTAAATAATAAAATAGAAAAATTAATACAAGAATTAAAAGAAAATGGAAATAGTATTGGAGGTAAAATTACTTGTATTGTTAAAAATTGTAAAGTTGGTTTAGGAGAACCTTGTTTTGATAAATTTGAAGCATTATTAGCTCATGCTATGTTATCTATACCAGCTTGTAAAGGTTTTGAAATAGGTTCAGGATTTAATTGTATAAATCAATTAGGAAGTACACATAATGATAGTTGGTGTATTAAAGATGAAAAAATTGGTACAAAAACAAATAATAATGGAGGAATTGTAGGAGGAATTAGTAATGGAGAAGATATAATTTTTAATGTTGCTTTTAAACCACCAGCAACAATACAACTTGATCAAGAAACTATAAATTTAAATGGTGAAGAAATAGTATTAAAAGCAAAAGGAAGACATGATCCTTGTGTAGTTTCAAGAGCAATACCAATAGTTGAATCAATGACAAGTGTAATAATTTATGATTTATTATTAAAACAATTAAGTAGATAAATATATATAAAAAAATATTAATATATTAAATATAAACACAATGACACATATTAACAATATTAATGTAGAATCTTTTGAAAAATTGATAACACCAAATGAATTAATAAAACAAATTCCTACAAATGATAAAATTTGTAATTTTGTTAAAAAAACAAGAAATGAAATAATTGATATTTTAGATAAAAAAGATAATAGAAAAATTCTAATTGTAGGTCCTTGTTCTATACATAATACTGATGAAGCAAAAATTTATGCTATGAAATTAAAAGATTTACAAGAAGATGTTCAAGATAAAATTTTAATTATTATGCGTGTATATTTTGAAAAACCACGTACTACTACTGGATGGAAAGGTTTAATTAATGATCCTGATTTAAATGATACATATGATATTAAAAAAGGATTATATAAAGCACGAGAATTACTTAAATTTTTAGCAGAAATTGAAATTGGTTGTGCTTATGAAGTATTAGATACATTTACTCCACAATATATTAGTGATTTAATTTGTTGGTCTGCTATTGGAGCAAGAACAACAGAAAGTCAAATTCATCGTCAATTAGTTTCTGGTTTATCAATGCCTGTTGGATATAAAAATAATACTGATGGTAATACACAAGTAGCCCTTGATGGAATTATATCATCAAGATATTCACATTGTTTTTATGGTATTACATATGATGGTGAAGGAGCTATTGTAAAAACAAATGGAAATAAAAATTGTCATCTTATTTTAAGAGGTGGAAATAATGGTCCAAATTTTTATAAAGAAGATGTAGATAAAGTTTTAGAAGAATATGAAAATATGAGATTAAAATATGATTTAACTACTAATATTATGATTGATTGTTCTCATGGTAATAGTTTGAAAGATTATAAAAATCAAAGTAAAGTTTGGCAATATATTATGTGTAATTATTTATTTGATGAAAATATAATTGGTTATATGTTAGAATCTAATATTAATGAAGGAAGTCAAAAAAAAAGTGATGAATTAAAATATGGTGTTAGTATTACTGATTCTTGTATAAGTTTTCAAGAAACATATGATTTAGTTCATAAAATGTTTAATTACTTAACAAATTTAAGTCCTCCTAATCCTGATTCTATATGAAATATATTATGAGTTAAACAATAAATATCAACAGTAGAATCTTTATGAATATTTTTTAATAATAAAGATAAATTTGCACTATTTAAATAACTAAAATTAAGACTACCTGAAGGATGTACATCACTATAATCTAATCCAAAACTATATATATAAATATTATCTTTTTTTTGTTCATAAGGAAAATATGTTCTATTAAATTCATTTAAATAATATTTAAGTGTTAAATTTGTTTGATATTTTTGTATTGTATTATAAAATTTATCATTATGTATTGGTGTATTATAATCGTCAAATTTAAATGAAGCATTTACTAAATCGGCTTTATTAATTTTAAATATAATACATTTTATAGGATTAATAAAATCATGTATATTTATAATACTATTAATATGTTCTAAAGGTATATTTTCTTTTTTTTGTATATTTTGTATTAAATAATCGTGTTTAATTTTTGTAAGTTGAATTCTTTCTTTTTCTTCTACAAATAAATAATTTATAAGTAAATTAAATTTTAAAATATGATCATTTTTAATATTTGTATTAAATCCAAAATGTTCATTTAATTCTATATCTAAATATATATTATGATATTGTAAAGCAATTAATGGTAATGCTTCTGATATATTATTACAAAACCAAAAACGCAATGGAATATTATAAATATTATATTGATTTAATACTCCTGTTTTAGTCATATTTATATTGTAAAGTTGATTAATTTTACTAGTAAATAATTGATTATAAATATCTAAATATTTACTTGTATGTGAGTCAATCATATCATTACCAACACTTATTGTTACTTTTTTTATTATATTTGTTACATCAGATTGTGATATATCTAATAATGTAATTTTACCATTAGAATTATAGTTATTTTGTAATATTGATTTATATATTTTTCTATTTATATTATTATTTTTAGGAATAATATTAATAAAATCTAAAAAACTATTTGTATATGTATAAATATTAATATTATTAGTATTAATATATTGATTATCTTTTATTAAACTAAATGATATTCTATAATTATCAATATAATTAATTTGGAAAATATTATTTAAATAATCATAATTACTAGAAACTATATATATAAAATTATTTTCATTTAAATAATGTTTTTCTTTAAAAGTTATATAACAAATGTTATCATAAATAATAATATCAAAATTTTCTAAAGGATTATAACTACAAAATAAACTAAAGTTACTCTTACTATTAAAAGTATATTGTAATGTTATATAATTAAATTCAACATTTATGTCTAAACTATGTAATTGATAATTCAAATAATTTATTAATTCTTCTATAATATATATTTTTGGATATAATGTTATTATGTTATTATTTATATGTAAATATTGTATTTTATTTATATGTAAAATCTCACTATTAATATCATAATTTTGAATGTAATAATATAATTCATTATAATTATTATAATTATCAATAATACTATAATTATTAATATATGGATTAATAAAAGATTCAGGATTAGAGTTATTTTCGGATATAAATATATTATTTAAATTGTTTTCTACAACATAATGAAAATGTTCATATGTTTTCATAATTGAAATATTTATATTTTCATTATTTTTAGAATTAATATAATATAATTCATTATTTAATGTATTAGTATTAATTTGTAAATAATCATCAAATCTTCTAATAGAATTATTTAATAATTCATATTCATATAATTTTAATTCATTAATAATTGGATTTTCATTATAATATAAAACTAATTCAAAATTATTATAATAATTATTTGGTATATTATTTTTAATATTATTATTACTTAATTTAATAAATAAATCATCATCTAAATTAGTATCATTTTTTTTAATAATAAATATGTCTTCATTCTTAATATTAGTACTAAAATGTTGTTCATTAATTATAATTGATGTAATAGAAGCTCCAATATTATCAAGATAATTTTCATTAAGTGTAATTATAATATCAGTATTTGATTTTATAATATCTTTATCAATAGTAATTATATCATTATTTTGAAATCCAAAACCATTATTTAAAATACCAATATGTTGAATAGTATCTGAAAATGATGTTATTTTCATTAAACAATTATTACCATTATTATTTGAATTTACAGAAATTTCTATTGTTTGATTTGTTTTAATATTTGAATTTTCACTTATTAAATCTACAGGTAAATAAGGCAATAAACTAATTTTTAAATCTTTATTTGAACCTGGAATATTAGTTATTGTAATTATATCATTATAAGTATATCCTTCTCCTTGATTTATTACATTTATTCCAACAACTAAACCATTTAATATATTAATTTCAAAATCAGCTTTAATTACAGGATTACCACCAAAACATATTGCACCTAATTCATCAAGACTTTTAAATCCATTAGTATTAGAAGCAAATTTAGTATTTTGAATTATATTTAATAATAATTTATCTTGTATATTAGACAATTGAGTATTTATTAAAAAATCTGTTATAGGTTTTATACTATAACCTGTAAAATGTATATTTACAGATATATCAGTAATATTATTATTATTTTTATATAAATTAATATTATTTAATGTTCCATTTATACCATTAGTTACATTATTTTGTAAATTATTTATTAAATCTATATTATATAGTGAATTATAATTAATATTGTAATGATTATTTGTACTATTTATAAATTTTGAATTAATTAATTTTACATTATTAGCATATAATTCAAAATATTCAACATTTTCATATTCTATAAAAATTTTATAAGGAATTATATATTCTTTTAAATTAATATTAATTATATTACTATTACTTGTAATTGGTAAATAATTATTATCTACATCATTAATAATATTATTAATTCCACTATAATATTTAATATTATTTTTTGAAAAATATACTTGATTATATTTATATAATTCTAAATTATTAAATTGAATATTAAATATACTATCATTAGATACATATGATATTATATCTAACAAATAATGTGTATAATAATTTTTATTATTAATTATAGAAAATGAATTATTATTTAACCAATCATCATAACTTAATAAATTACTTATAGTATAAATATTATATATACTATTTTTAATATTAATATTAAGATAAATTGTATTTATATTAAAATCTATAATAGTAGCATAATATGTATTACTTTCATTAGATAATTTTATAGTTTGTCCTATATACCAATTTAAATTAATATTATTTAAAGTTAATGATGAAATCATATTATCATTTTTATTAATAATATTTGTTGTTACATTTGTATAAGTTGGATTTTGTGTTATAAGCAATTTTTTTATAGGTAATGTTTTAGATTTAAAATTTAAATTACTACTATTATTACTAAAACCTAAATCATTTAATATATTATTAGGAGTATTAAATATTAAGTTAAAGTTATGTTTTTTTATAATAATTTTATTATTGTCTTTATAACTATAAAAAATTTCATTATTTAAAGTATTTGAAAGTGTTTGTAAATTATAAGTATCATTTTCTATATTTATATATGATACTAATGAATCTTTATAATAAAATTTATTATTATATTCATTGATATATAATTTATCTTCTACATTGTTTATAGAATATGTATTTACATTATTAATATTATTTGTAACATTAAATAAATTAAAGAAATTAGAACACTTATTAATTTGAAAAGATATATTATTTGTGATAATTATTGTATTATCATTATTTATTACATTAAAACCATTATCTATAATTAACAAATTATTTTTTAAAGTTTTTATAAAAGATGTAATATTTGATAATAAAGTAATATTATTATTAAATATAATCTCATGATTTATAACACGTTGTTCTTTAATTATTAGTAAATTATTAAAATTTGATATATTAATAACATTATTAATATTTATATTTGATGTAAAAGAATTATTATATTCATAAGTATCTTCTGTAAAACCTAAAAGTTTAATAAAATCACTACTAACTAATTTAAATTTATATTTACTATTACTTATAGTAAATCTATTATTATTATAATTTAGTTCATAAAATATAGATTTATTATTTAACATATTTAAAATAGTTTCAATTAACAAATCATAATTACCATATACATTATTAACAATATATATATTATATGTATTTATAGGATTTATTGTTATATTTAATTTATTTGTAGAATTAGTTAATATAATATTATTTAATAAATTAAAAGAAATTGTATGTAAATTATTTATTAATTTCGAATTTAAATTTTTATTTATGTTTAATACATTTGTAATATCATTTTTATATATTATTGAAAAATTATTTTTTTTTATACATATTTTATTATTTTTAATATTTATATCGAATCTATTTCCATCATAATTTTCATTAGAAAAAGATATATTAATTAATTTATTAAAATAATTAATAAATTCATTTAATGAATATGTTTTTGGTTCAAAAGCAATTATATAACTATTAATATAATAATAATAATAATTTCCTGATTGACCTACATAATTATTTTTTAAATACAATGTATCATTATCTTCTATATAATCAATTTGATAAATATTATTATTAATATATATATAATCATCATTATTTAAATTTGATAGAAAATTAGTAGTTTCATAAGCAGAAACTATTTTATTATTATTAAAAACATTAATTTTACCCAATAATTTTTTATCAAAAAAATCTCTAAATATGAAGGAGTTATTATCATTATTTATAACAACTTCTTGAAAATCAATATTATCACTATAATAAATATTATTATTATTATAATTTGTTTCATTAAAATTTATTGTATTTAATATTGTTGAGTTATTTGATATATAAAAAGGTGAAATATTTATATTTAAATTTGAATTATTATAACTCATTAAATAATCATAATTTGTTTTAGAATTAAATAAAGTTACATATTTATCAATGTTATATATTTTACCAAAAGATACATTATCAAATTCAACTATACTATTATCATTATCATCTACTGTTTTTACATTTAATCTAATATAATTATCATTATAAATAAGATTAACTACGTGATTAACGTTATAAAATTTACCAGTATTATTATCTAGAGTAATAGAATATAATTTATTATTTTTTATTATAACATTAAATTTAGCACTATTTTGTAAACTATTATTTGGTGGAGTAGTATCATTTAAATATATATTTAAATTACTTTCTTGAAATTTATATTCAAATTCAATAGATTTTAAATTATTATTAAAATAGATAAATTTGTTATTTGTATGATTTATATCTATACTATTAGTATTTAAACTAATACTACTATACTCATTATTATTTAATTTAGTATCAAATATTATATTATTAAGTAAATTTACTTTAAAAGTATTTATAATAAAATTTTGCTTTTGTATTATAAGTTGATTTAACTCATTTATAAATACACTATAATTTAATATTGATAATTTATTTAATTCATTATCAAGAGTAAAAGCAAATTCTTCTAAAGAATATTCTAATTTATAATTTACATTATCATTAATATATAAATTATAAAAATCTACAACACATTCTTGTTTATCTTTAATTTTTATAATAGAGTTTTTATCATTAATAGTAATTAATGAATTATTAATAATTTCTGATATATATTTATTTTTTGAAATGTTATTATTTTTAAATATTATATTTGTAAAAATATCATTAGGAATAAATAATTGAAAATCAGATAATATACCTGATAATCTATAAGAAAATTTAAATTTATTATCATCTATAATAATATTTAAATTTGGATCTATTTCAGATAATTTAATTTTTAATTCTTGTATTGTATAATTATTAATAGGAATTAATGATAATTTTGTTGTACTATAATTATTATTTGTTGCACTAATTACATGTTTATAATAAAATACATTATTAATATCACTAATTACAATTGCATTTTCTACATTAATTGATAATACATTAACTTTATAATTAGTATTTATAAAACTATTATTATAGTTAAAATTAACATTTACATCACCTAATACTTGTATTTCTAATCTATTATTAGTATCACTAATAAAACTCCATTTTAATACTTTACAATTTATATTATTATTTGTAAGTATATCATTAATATTAATTATATCTGTACTAATAATACTTTCATTATTTGAATTTAATACATTAATATTTTTAAATATTAAAATTTTACTATTACGTATTGGTTCATTTTCAGCTGTAAATATAGGGTCTTCATTAGAATTTAATTTACTATCATAAGTATTTATTATACCTAGTGTATTCATAATTTGATTTGATGCTAATAAATCAAAATTATTTTTTCTAATAATTACATGATTATCAACATATTCTATTAAAATATCATTTAAATTTAATGTATTATTGATAAAATTAATCATTTCATAAAAACTATTATAATAATTCGTTAATTTAATATATATATCTACATTATTATCTCTAAAATATATATTTCTTTGTGATTCTTGTATATATAAAGGATTATAAATATCAATATTTATAAAATCACTTGTATAAATACAATTTTCATCAAAATTAACAAATTTAAATAAATTTAAAAATTCATAATAATTATTATAATTTATTGAGAAATTAGATTTTAAAATATTAAATTTATTATTATCATATAATACATCAATACTATCATATTCGTTATTTAATTTGCTTTTAATATTAGATTTAATATTAACATCTTCTATTTTATTAATATTTGTATCAGAAATATATGAATTACTATTTACATATTTTGTTAAACTATTAGAATAAATAATATTATTATTAACTAATTCTATATTAGAATCAAAACCTATATATTTTAATATATTGTTATTATTATTGTTTAAAATAGTAATATTTTCAAATGATTGAAATGTAAAATTATTATTTTCTAACTTAAAATATGTTTTATTAAAATAAGCAAATATTTTATATTGAATTTCATTTTGTAACGTAAATGGTGTATATATATTATGTTCTATAGTAATTTCTACTATTAAATCTGTATTATTATTTTTAATATATAATTTATCATTTTTAGTATTTATATAATAAAATGTAACAATATTACTTGTTATACTATTATTTATTATATCGTAAAATTGTTTATTATTATCATAAAATATTTTATATGATAATTCTCCATATTGTTCAATAATATTAAATTCAATTAACTCATTATTATTATTAATAGTAGTAACAATTGCTTTTATGTAGTTATTATTATCAGTTAAATATATAATATCATTAATGTTATATTTTTTACCAGGATAAATAATATATAAATTATTATCAAAATATGTAAAAATAGCAGATACAACATAAAATCCACATAAATCTAATATATTACTATTATTTTTTATTAAGTTGAAATAATCAGTATCATATATGTTAAATTTATATTCTTGATTATTAAATTTAATATTTATAGGATTTAGTAATCTTCTTAATTCTATTAATAATGAATTAACATCATAGTTATTTACTGTAACATTTTTATTAATAACAGTAAGATTATCTTTTGAAAAAGATAGTAAATTATTATTATTATTAATAATAAAATGTATATTTTTATAAGAATTATGAAACATAATTGATTTAAATAAAGTTGATTTTAATAATGTAAAATTTATTTTTTTAATATGAAATTGTTCTTTTAGATATAATATTTCATATTCACTTAAAAGTTTGCTTTTTATTTGATTAAGTAATGAATTAATATTATAATTTCCATTATTAATATTAATTGTATTATTATTAATAATAATAGTATTATTTGTATCATCAATAACAAAATTTTGAAAAGGAACATTAATATTGGATATATAATAATTACTATTTTGATAAAATAGATTATTATAATTTTTATGATTATGTGTAAATCCTAATATTTCTAATAATTTTGTTGTTTTTAATGTAAAATTAGTTTTTTTTAAAGTTAAATAATTATTTGTATTTTCACAAATATAATTATTTGGTAAATAATTGTTTAATTGTTCTACTAAATCATCAACTAAATAATAATCATATGATTGTAAAGTTATATTTATATAAGAATTATTATAATCGTATATAACTATTTTGTTATTAGTATTATTAATAGAGATATAATTAATATTAAAATGTAAAAATGTTTTATGTTCTAAATTATAATGTTCTAATGAATTATTATTATTACAATAAATATTATTAGTATGTATATTATGTTTAATTGAATGTAACATTTCTAATGAAAATAAACAGTTTGTATCGTCAATATTTAAAGCATAATTATTAAAATTATTATTTAAATTAACAGGAGTATATTTTGTTCCATAAAAATCAAATAATGATATATAATTTAAGTTATTTTGATAACCATTAAATTTTAATTCAGATGCTAAAATAGATTCATTTAGATTTATAAATGTTTGTTTGCTTTTAATATTAGTTAAATCATTAGTTATTATTTTTGAACTAAAATTAGTATTATTAAATATAAAATTAGATTCATTTAATTGAATAATTAAATCATTAGTTGAATTAATAAAATAATCTTTTGAAACATAAATTATATCATTTAAATTATAATTAAATCCATTATTAACTATTTCAATATTTGAAATGAAACCATAATTTACATTTAAATATTTTTTAATATGTATATTTAATAATAATTGTATTCCATTATTATTTGTAGTAGTAACTACATTATTAATAATTCTATCACTATTAGTAGTTAAATTATTAGGAAATAATATAATATTATTTAAATTAATATTATTTAATGTTTTTGTTAAATTAGTATTATTATAAATGTTATTGTTTATTTGATTATTAGTTTCTTGAATATAAATATTTTTAATATTACATAATTCTTTTTCAAAAAAGTTAATATATTTAAAAAATTTTATTGTATCTTCATAATGAAAAATTAGTTTATAATATTGAAATAAATTATAGTTAATATTTAATTGTGAAATATTAATATTTTTTTCATTAAAATTAACTGTATCTATAAGAATCCAATTTTTAAATATATCATTATCAATATTGTATTTAGTCATACTTAAGAAATCATTAGAACCATATATTTCAAAACTAATTATATTAGAATCTTCAGTAACACTATGTATTAATTCTATTAATGATATAATTACTTTTTTATTAAAATCAAAGTAAATTGTACTATGATTTTGATTAAATTTAATTAAGGGATAATATTTTAAAATAATATTATTTAGTGAAATTAGATTATAATTTTTAAATTGTGTTTCGCAAACAATAGAAAAATGTGTATTATTAATAATTTCGTCTATTTTATAAATTTTATTGAATGGTGAAATATGATTATTACTATTATTATCTTCAATATAAATGTAATCATCTTTATTAAAATTATGTGTTCCATTATGTGTAATAACAATTTTAATAAAATTAATATAATTATTAAATTTTATATCAATAATATCAATATTATTAGTTAAATTATCAACTAACATATTATCAAAATCTAATGTGTTTGTTGTAATATTATGATTTAAATCAACAAGATTATGTTTAACTTTACTAACATTTAAGTCATTATTATTTATTCTGTAAATATAATTTGGATATAATGTGTATAATTTTCTATCATATTGTTTATAAGTAAAATTAATTTCAATATTATTATTAATAACAATATTGTATATATTTGGTTCTAAAATATTATTAAAATTATAAATATTCGTTTGTGAATTAGATTGTTCAATTAATTGTGAATTATTATCAAATATTTGTATTAAATATGAATTAATATTTAATTTAATTTCATTATTTGAAATATAAATTAGATTATTATCGTTATCATTATTTATTGAATTAATATAAATTTCGTGAATAATATTGTTTTGATTAATGTCAAGATATATAATTTTATTAGAAGTAGAATAAATATTTTTATAAATGTGTAAATCTTGATTATTAACATTTTTAATTATATATTGTTTATCATTATTGATAAAATCTATTAATTTTTCAGAATTAAATTGTATAAAAAGATGTTTATGTAAATTATCAAAATATTTAATTGCTTCAATTTGAAAATACATTTGATGAATAAAATCTCCTTTTTTTTTAATTAAAATTCTTTTTTTATCATTAATATTAAAATTTGGAATAATTTCATTAATATATTCATTAGCAAAATGTGTATGATGTTTATGTAAGGTTTTAAAGTGTGAAACTTCAGGTTTTTCATATAAAAAATCATCTTCAACACCACTTACAGCTAATTGTATTAAACCTGCTGTCATTATTAGATATATTAAAAAAAAAGATTTTAAATTTAGCAAATAGGAAAACCTAAATATTAAATTTAATTAGAGTAAGCTAAACCACCCATACCAGACATAATTCTTAATACATTGTAGTTAAGAGCAAATACATTTAATGTAGTATTATTTACAGTTCCTGTTACATTTAATACGGCATTATCAATTCTTGAGAAATTACAAGTTCCTGATGGTTGATGTTCAGCAGGTTTTAAAGCAAAAGAATACATATATACTGGTGAAACTGCACCAAGGTCTCTCCAATGTCTATCAGCATCCATAACTTTAGAATGTCCTAAACCTGATTCATATGGTTGTAATATTTGATAATATTTTGCTGGTTGTGATGATGCACGATCGTGTCCATTTAATTGTAATTTAGCAGCTCCTAATGCAGAACTAGCAGACCAGAATAAAGCTTTAACAGGATGATTGTAATTTAATGTAACTTTATTATTACTATTGTTAACAGTTTCAGAACCTGTAAATTGAACTTGTTCAATTAAGTATTCATGTGATACTTGAGCAAATCTTCTTCTTTCATCAGTATCTAAGTATACATAGTTTACTAATAAAGCACCATCAGTTACACTAAGTTCTGTTTCTTCACCAGAACCATCAGTTGCTTCTGTTAAAATTGTTTGTTTTACAGCTAATTGAATATTAACTTTAACTTCATGGTATTGTAAAGCAATTAAAGGTAAAGCAAGACCTGGGTTTCTATTAAACCAAAATCTTAATGGAACACATACATTAAGATTTGGTGTATTTTTTGCATTTGCAGTATCTGTGTTTTCTGCTAATGAAACAGAATCTAAAGCAGCTCTGTAATCATGATTAGTTTCAAATAATTGATTATAGATGTCCATCCATTGTGAATATTGTTTGTCAATTGTTTGTCCTCCAATTTCTACTTCAGCCCATTGAATTAAATTAGTACAATCAGTAGCACTTAATGCTGCTGCTGCTGTATCTTGTTTACAGTTTACAGTTAAGTTAGCATAGATTTCTTTTACTAAATCACCATTTCTGGCTAATGTAGCAGTTACTCTT